ATGCACCTCGTCACGCTCATGAACCTTGATGCCTATGAGGGGCGGACTGCTGCGGTACACGTGGCTCTGATGGAAGGCAGGGGGTGGCAGATGCTGCGTTGACTGGGCAGACGCAGACGTCGTGCTTTGATGGTCCAGCGGCCGCCTGACGATGTCCTGTGGTCTTGATCGTGGCGGGCTCGACCGTCTCGATCAGGCGTGGTCCGATCGCGTGCCTGTGGGGCCAGGCGGCGTCGATCAGGAGCCGACCGATCAGAAGGCTGGTTCTGAGCCAGCCACTCCGCCATTTGGGCGGCGTGCCGCGCCTCGTCGGCGGGTGGCATCACGGCATCGAGATCGCGGCTCGGCGCTGGGACGTGCTGCAACAGAAAGCGCCCCCTTGTGTGGCTTTCTACGGTTCAAGCGGGAAGGGTTCGACACGCCCCCTCTGCCCTGACGGGTCCACGTCTGTCGTGCAGGTCTCCAAAGGGATCAGACTTCATATAATCTACCCTGACAGGGGCCAATTGCGCTGAAGTACTGATAAATATTCCATGTCAGCCGCTTGGCAGGGGGGCTCAAAATGGATCAATTCAAAAAAGCGCCTTTAGCGCAGCGATGATGCTCGCCTCCACGTCGGCGAGGGCACAGGATGTTGCGGACGCTATTCGGGTCGTCCGAACATTGGGTCGATAATGCCAGGCGGTTCGGCCATGGCGGATGAATTCTCACCGTCGTGATCAGGCCGTATCAAATCCGGGGGTCTGCTAGGGCGACCACTATTGCGCTTATCCCCGTAACCACGCCCCTTGGACGAGCCACGGCGTTGTGGATGATGCGGTGACGGCGGATAGGGGAAGACCGACAGTGAAGAGACCATGGTCGCACACCATGCTACTTCGGGGGTGGCATGTGCTGGCTGGGTCATTATCGCCTCTAGCAACCTCCAGGTTGCGATGGCCCGGCTTCGCAGTACAGCGCCGCGCGCGGTACGATACCGAATGGTAATAACAGATAGCCGGCGCGCCAAGTGCGGCAGAGCAGTCACGCTGCACGGCAGATGATCGATGGCGCGATCGCATAGGCTGGATACGGCTTGATCGCCGGCCATGCCGCAGCTTTTTGCCGCGTGGTGCCGGGCGCTGATAAAAGTCTGTCGTTCAGGCTCGGCGCCTGCGATCTGACTGAAGACGCGCGATGATTCGACCGCGACCGTGACTTTGCGCTGCGTGCGCTGGATCGTGCGATGAAGCCCGATGCGCAACCCCGGTGTCCCCAAAGTGCCCCGACGTGGAATGCCCCGGACTCACGCCCGACCTTTTCGACGGTCGAATATAGGGGGTCGAATATAGGGGACGGTCTTGCAAGCCTCGGCGGCTTTTTCGGCACCCTCATGAACGAGGAAATGGCTCCCTGAGTAGGATTCGAACCTACGGCCACTCGATTAACAGTCGAGCGGGTTTCCAATGATTTCAATATCCGTTCTGACATGTTCGCTATTTGACCGCCCGTTGCTCCCACTCCTTGCGGCTTCGAATGTCATAATGAAGAACATGCGCGCGAGGGCCGTGGAATGAGCGCGCACGCGAGCCTCACAGGCCAGTCGTTCGGCGACCTGACTGTGGTCGGAGAATGTCGCGATTTGCGGGGGCGGCTGAAGTGGAAATGCAGGTGCCGGTGCGGCGGATCGTCGGAGGTCTATGGCAACAACCTGCGATCCGGCGGGACAACGTCGTGCGGTTGCCACCGCGCCGTCCACCCGCCCGGGCTTAGCAAGACCCGGGTATTCACCATCTGGTCGGGCATGATGGCTCGTTGCAGCAACCTCGACGACCCGAATTACGGCGGGCGCGGCATCGCCGTCTGCAAGAGATGGCAGACCTTCGCCTCGTTCTATCGGTGGGCAATGTGCAGCGGGTACCAGGAACATCTGACGATCGATCGGGTCAATAACGATCAAGGATACAGGCCCGGGAACTGCCGATGGGCAACACCCCATGAGCAGGCGCGCAACACGCGGCGGACCGTGTTCGTGCAGCATGAGGGCCAACGCATCAGCTTGACCGATGCCGCCGCCGCGCTGGGCCTGAGCTATGGCTGGCTGCAGAAGCGGATGAAGAACGAGGGAATGTCGTTCGAAGAGGCCGTCGCCAACGTGCGCGCATATCGCAAGCCGCCTCCGCATCTCAACTTTCTCGGCACGCGCCGCGGTGCCCCATGATCATCGACACCCTCTATCCCAACCTCAGGAGCGAGAGAGCATGACGAAGGAAGCGCAGGAGCAACTGGCCTACGTGATGACGCTGGAGAGCCAGGCACGGGTGGGCAGCTACCAGCACGACGTCAGCAGCGGCCCCTGGATCATTCTCGCAGGCGAGCGCGCAGAGCTTGCCCGCCGAACTACGCACACCCTCGATATTGAGAACGCCCGTGACCATACCGATGGGGAGAATAGCTAGGCGGGGCCTACGCCGAACGCCACTTGGCTGTTTGCAATTTCATTTTCAGAAAGCGAGTGATTTCCAATTAGTAGTCGGTCTCGGCTGCCGGTGATGTTAAGGCCGATAGGCCGTAGATCAAGGTCGGTAACGACGATTGGCGATACATTTCCGGTCGTTAAACGTAAGACGACGGTGGCTCCAGCCATAATAGTCAACGTTGTCGGTTCCCGCCTAACTAAGAAAGCCGGGTGGATCGCCTCGTTGTCATCGACAACCAGCTTCCACTCTTGCCGAGCATTGCTAGTCGGTGATGCGAGCCAGACACGCGGAAAAGCTCCCTCGCCAATAAGGATAGGATGGACCGAACTGGCAACCTCGAAAATGTAATTAACCTTGCGCAACAAGTTACTGCAGAGAATTATCTCGCTTGGCGGCTTGTACCCCGTGGGCGCTGGCCCGCGCGGTTTGGCTTTAAGCATTTCAGGAATCATCTTCGATACCTAAATGAGCGTCGCTAAGAAGGCGCTTATCAAACGTCTTAAAAAGTTTGCGGCGCTGCTTGTCAGCGGCAATGCCGATCAGGACGATGATGATAGATACAGCAACCGCAATTTTTAGATTGGCTAGGTCGGATACGGATGCGGGCACCCCCCGCAACCAGCTCCCCCCGATCGGAACAGCATAGGAGAAAATGGCGCCGACTGCTCCCCCGAGCGCCAGTGCCGAATTGCTAGTTGAGCGGACTATCTTCCATTGTAGGGACGTTAGTGATGTAACGCCGCTGACATATGGCACTTCCTTCGTAAAAACTTCCGCCGAAGGAAACGAGTGGTCAGCACGCTTAGGCAGGTGCGGCGGGGTCTTCACACCTGTAGCTAGGCCTAGAAGCCCAAGCAGGTCAACCGCACTTCTCTTTATGCTCCCCACTCCGGCCCCTCATCATCGGGATAGAACGCGTGGGGATCGTACACCGGTCGCTGCGCCGGCCGCATCTGGCGGGGAGGCGGGGCTTTCGGAACATCAGGGACCGGGTCGGGCAGGGTAGGCAACCCTCCTCCGAACCGGATCCGGATATAGGCCCCGTTCCCGTGCATCGCCTGGAAGACCGCGGTCGCGTCGTCTTCCTTCATCCGCTTGCCGATCAGGGGCGCACGCTCGGCGCTGACGTAGCCCAGCTGAGTGCCGCGATCGCTGAAGATGGCGACGGCGTTCGCGTCGAACGGGTTCTTCGGCTCGAGGCGTAGTTCGACGACGTCACCCGGGGCGCAGAGCATGCACTCCATGCGCCTGTTGCTCTTCGACTTGTCCTCGTTCGGGAAGTCGATGCCGACGATGGAGGTGGTGAGCTCGTCCATGTGCTCGATGTATCCGCCGGCGTCAGATAGCGAAAGGGCGGTCCGGTGAGGGACCGCTCTTCTGGTCAGGCTGCGAGCTTAGCGGGCGGCGGAAATTTCTGCGCCAACCTCGTGAGCCCCTTCGGCGTTATGCGTGCCTGGGTGATGATCTTCTCCGAGCCGTCAGAGTGGTGCACCGTGGTCGTCTTGTGCTCCATCAGCCCCTGCTGCAACTTGGTCGCATAGGCGATGTCGCCGCGGCCGCCATGCGGCTGATAAATCCAGCCATGCGCGCGGAGAAATTCGAACAGCGACTTCGGGCGCAACTGGAGGCTTTTCGCTGCGTCGGTGATGCAAAGACTGCCCTCGGCACTGGCGATCCGGTCGAACACCTCGAGCTTCGGCACCGCAGCAGAAGCCCAATGCATCGCGTATGATGCTATTTGCTACTATTTGGAGCGTGGCATGGTCGAGGCGAAGGAATGGGAGGATCGCGTCAAGGCGATGCTCGAGGCTGAGTTGAAGCGGAAGGGCTTCACCTACGCCCGGCTCGTCGGCAAGCTAGCGGATATCGGCGTGATGGACTCAGAGCCAAACATCAGGAACAAGCTGGCGCGGGATAAATTTACACCGGTGTTTTTGATCCAATGCCTAGAAGCGATCGAGACGAAAGAGCTTCGTCTGTAGCTATTGCCGGATTTTGCGGTCTCGCAGTATTCGGAGCACTTGTTCTTATCTGGGCAATTGGTTCGCTAAACGGAAAACAGACTGAGCAACGCCAATCCCAACCCCACCGCCATGCCATAGCCGCAAAGGCTGGCACGGATGAGCGCTGTGCGAAGGTTAATCGTGCCGACCTTTTTGAATGCGTCTACGATTCCGTAGAGACCGCCGAGGAAACCGCTCGCGCCGAGCAGGATTTGACCGCACAGCAGCGCGCCGCTTGGGCCGGGATAATTGCTGCCATCATCGCGTTTGTGTCTATTCCGATTGGCATATTCGGACTCATAGCTTTGCTTCGATCCCTTGAGCAGACCGACAGGTCGCTGAGTGAAGCCAGAGTGGCTAACGACATTTCGAAAAAAACTGCCGAACTTGAACTGCGAGCCTACATATCGGTCTCCGATGTTTCGGTATCTCATTATATGCCTGATGCATTTCCGACTTTTACTCTCATCTTCAAAAATTCGGGACAAACGATCGCCCACGATGTGGAATGTTTTGGAGCCGTAAAGTGGCGTCCGCATCCGGAATCAAGAATTCGATTTGACTACCGATTCTTTGTAAAGTTTGATCTTCCCCCAAACGAGGTTCAAAATTGGCTTTTTAGAGAAAAAGTTCCACTTGGGTTAATCAAGGCTTGGGACGAAACCAATGAAACATGGGTTGCGCCTCATGGTATTTACACTGGAGTTATCCGCTATAGAGATATTTTTGGAAAACGACATTGGACTATATTTAAGTACCGAGTCGCCCGGGACTATCTTGACGAAAACGGGGCTGGAAAACTCGTGCTTTGCCGGCGAAGTAATCGCTCCAACTAAACTTATTAACATCGCCAGAATAATTTGAGACACGCTCTAGACCCTCTCGGCAAAGGCATCGTGTCGCAAACAATGGCATTCCGGTGTGTCAGGCGGGACACCCGTAATCGCCTTGGTGCGTTTGCTACATCATACCGCAGAGTTTGAGGGCCGCCCATTCTGGGAAAGCTATATCCCCGAAGTGAGAGCGATCCTTGCCGCCCTTGACGAGACCGAGGAAGAGCCGATTGACCGATCGTGAGGTTATGCTGAAGGCGTGCGACATTCTTGCAGAGCATGGCGCGCTGACCGCAGTCTATATTATTGGTCAGTTGGGCGACGTGCTTGGCGATCGCGTCGCCGTCGAAGACTGGCGCTGGGTTGCCACTGCGGTCGACGCGATCATCGACGCGGAAACCTTCAACGCGAATTGAGAACAAAAGCGGAACGGTGTAACTCACGCCTCTGACGAGTCGGAGTCGTGTCGCCGTGTCCAAGCCTAGCCGAACGACGTTCATCGCCTTGGTGGTGCTCGACGACGCGATCAGAAGGCTTCGGGTCGATGGCGCGCTGAGACATCCACAGCACGGCGTGCGCTTGGCGCTGGCCTACCTCTACTCGATCACGCTGTCGAAGAACCGGGAACCGTTTGACGACCTCTGGCGCACCCTGACGGGACAGGATCGTCAACCTCCAGAGTTCCGGGTCACCTGGGCCGGGACGCAGTTCGCCCGCATCTGCGACGACATCGGCGTACCGCATGACATCGTCCTGACCGAAGCGCTGGCGAAGGGAAGGGCGGACCCTACGCCCAACCCCCAGCGACCAGCGCAGCCTGGAACGACATAGCGTATCCGGCCACCTTCTCCGCGCGATCGATCCCATTGATGATACGCCGCGCCGACGTGAACTGCGCGACTGTCGCGCGCTCCGTCGCCGGCAGGTAGCTGGCGAAGCGTTTGCCGGTGAACCAGCCTTCGGTCATGCCGAGGACCATGATCTGCGCGGAGATCTTCGTCTCCAGCGCGCGATCATAATTGGACTTCAGCGTGCCCTTCAGGCCGAGCTCGTTGTCTGCGCGCTCGTAGTTATAATCCCACGTCAGCTGGACATCGCCGCGGCCGTAGGCGACCTGACCGCCATGCTTGCCCGGTTTGCCATATGGATAGTTTCGGCCTCGTCCGATCTCTGGAATGGGCTGCATCCGCTGGGCGGTTTCATGGAACGAGGTGGCGAGCCCGTACGCGACATACGCCAAGGGCGAGGCCTGCGCAGCGAAAGCGGCAAGCTTCGCCTGGATGCCCTCGACCTGCGCCTGCGTCATCGTCCCGAACAGCGGGCGAATCGACGCGAAGAATTTGGCCGGAGACGCCAGCCCGTGCGCCGGGCGCGCAGGGGCGGTCGCCGGCTTTGATGCCGTCGTGTTCATAGGTGGTCTCCGATGTGGTTGGCCTGCGGCGATCGCGCGCAGGCTGGCGTCAGTCGATCTTGTCGAGTGTCCGCAGGGTTGCGGCCATCTCCGGAGGCACGACCGGCTTGCCGGGTAGCGCCGCGTCCAGGACGTCGATCGCGCTCTGACCGCGCTTCTTGAAGAAGGTAATGATGCCCGCGCCGACCGCGCCGATCATGCCCCCGGTGCCGAGCGCGGCGAACAGGTCGACCTGGTGCTCCACGATCCACACAGCGGTGATCAGCATGGCGAGCCCGGTGACGATGCCGTCGAGCACCCAACGCTTGGGCCCCGCAGCGTCTAGAGTAATGAACAGCCGGACCATGAAGCAGGCGAGCAGCCCGACGAACATGGAACCTGCCGGAAACGAATAGCCAAGGACCGACCAGATGACCGGTGCCGTCACGCTCGGCACCGCAGCGATAGCCCCCTCGCGCATTACCTAAGCCCGACGGCAGCGGTCGCCATTAGCAGGCTCACGACAAGGATTGCGATCGGTCGGCGCAGCTGGGGCCACCTCGACCACATGTCGACGGGGAGGGGAGCTTTGCGCAACTGGAACTCAAGCATCGGTTCGGCGAGGATATGCAGGGCCATCCACAGGAAGCCGCAGCCGACCGAGAGCGGATCGAGCCAGCGCTTCAGCAACGCGACCCGCTCGATCGTATCGGCGTCCCCCGACGACCACGACCACAGGCTGACGGCCTCTGCAGCCCCGCGGCTGGCGACCGCGCAGCCCGCGAGCAGCACGATGATCCGGTACACCGATACCGGGTCGGTCGGGTGGTCAATGCTCCGCGCCGCCCAAATGCGCCGTGCCTGCTTGCCCGCCATCATCAGGCCAAGGCACATTGCCGCGGTCATGACGAACAGGTTCCAGGCGAGCAGCCCCGGGTTGTCCGCAAGGGAGGGAGGGGCAAGCGCTGAGGTCGCCCGCATAGCCTCCCCGATATAATTGCTCGTGGCTGTCGCGGTCATGCGTCATCCTTTCCTGTGGACCCGTGGGCGATAGTAAAATTGTCCATGATGACCCTCTTGCAGAATCGGGTAAGATGGGAGTTCGAGCGCCAAGGATGCGAAGATGATCGAATCACGAAATGACGTGCTTGTTGCCCGCTACGAAAAGAGTTGGGTTGGCGGGCCTGATCATTCGCAAGTCCCTGCTCATGCGCGAATACTGCACGGCGGTCGGTTCCGAGACCGGTTCATGCCATCCGTTCGCGAGCGTCAGCCGCGGGTCGAAACGGGAAACTTCTTGTATGGCGGCCCGCTCAAGGTTCACTTCGGCCATATCATGGTGGACTCGATCATCCGGCTATGGGCGTTCGATCCGGTTCGACACGATCAGGTCGTCTTTGCTAAGCTCCAGGAGACCCGGGGGATCACCGACTGGATCTCAGAGATCCTGTCGCTGTTCGGTGTCAAGCAAGAGCACGTCCGGCTCGTCAATGGCGTCGCGGCATTCGAGCGTATGGAATTCGCGGAGCCGGGCAGCCGCCTCGCGTCCGGCCCCAGCGCTGCCCATTTGGATTACCTAGACGGGCTGCCACTGAGCCGCACAACCGGCACACCGAAGAAGGTCTATTTCGGCCGGACGCACATGATCGCCAAGGGCACCATCCTTGGGGAAAGCCATTGGGCGGCCGCGCTCGAATCCAACGGGTACACCTGCGTCGTGCCCGAGCGAATGACGATCCACGAGCAGACGTCAGTGCTCCGCAATGCCGAGAGCGTCGTCTTCCTTGAAGGAAGCAGCATCTACTCGATCGAACTCCTGTCGAAGATCGCGGCGCCCGTCTTCATGATCCCGCGCCGCGCCGCGACCGGCCACCTGTTCGCCCCGCACATCGCGCCCCGTACAAGCTTTACAGTCCTCGGGGATCCTGAAACGATCGTGCGGCGCTTGACGGCAAAGGGCGCTGGCGGACCGTCCTCCCCGAGCTACTCCCTCAACCCGGAAGACCTGCACGATGACATGGTCGCAAAAGGCCTGATCCGGGGCAGCTTCTCAATGTCTGCATATCGGGAAGCCGAGCGGGCTGACGCGGCAACGTACTTTGCCAGCCAGCCCGAAATCGGAGAAGCGCAACTCGCCGACATCGAGCAGGTGCGAGCCGGTCAGGGCGCGCGCACGATCTCGACACGGTAGGATTCCAGCGTCGCGGTTTCGGTGCCGACCGCGAGCGTCGCCGTGATCGTCATCGTCGTTGCGACGCTGGTTTCCAAGACGCCCACCGCTTGATTCGCAGTCCCTGTCCCGGTGCCAGGCGACGTTGACGCATTCGCATGGCCGACCTGCGACGACGTGCTACCGCGGTTCTGGATACGGCGCACATCATCCATGCGGACCGTGGTCGCACCGCTTGCTGCGAAGTTCAGCCACGATTGCCCCCAGCGGACACGAAGCGTCTTGGTGTTGGTCGAGCCGGTGAACGACCAGTTCGTGATGACTTCGACCGCGTCGTTCGGTCCCAGCGCGGGGATCGCAATCGTGGCAAGCGTGACTTCCGAAGTGCTGCCGGTCGTGCCGGCCGCGACCGCCGAGGTGGCAATCGTTGCGCGGCTTGCGAGGCCGGTCGCCTCGACGTTCCACTGCACACCATCGAAGAACAGCGTGCGCGAACCGTAGGCCGCTGCGATCGTCGTCGATGTACGCCCGTCGATCAGGCCACCGCCCGAAACAACGATCGTGATCGGGCGCAGGTTCGCATCCCCCTTGCCGTCCTTGATCGTGACGCGCCGCCCCTGCTGGTCAAGGCTGGGCAGGGTGCAGGTCGTGGCCTCGCCCGCGGTCTTGCGGATCACCACTAGGTCATCCGCCGTCGCGATGCTCACTGCCCCGCTCGCCGAGATCTCGCGGTATGCGCGGATCCGCCCGAACGGCGTTTTGAAGGCGGAGGTCGAGGCCTCCATTACCGACACGCCAGCGGCCGCAAAGGCCACGCGCGCGGTGCCGGGTCGATACATGCCGGTCGTCAGGTCGTTGTTGAATGTGTGCGCCGGCAGTGCTGCCGATCCGATGTTGGTCGAGATCGGCCGAGCAGACATGGTTGGCGAACCGTCGGTGAACACCTCGAAGTAGGTGGTGCCGGATGACCCATAGGCGGCTCCGGTCGGCTTGAGACGCCAGCCGACCGTTGGACGGATAGCGCTGCCGATCGACGGAACATCATCTGTCCCGTCAGCGAGCAGCAGAGCCCCCAAGGTTCGCTGACCCGTCGCCAGATCAAGCTTCGCATAAATCGTATGCGCGCCGACGATCGTAGGAGGCGCGGTGGTCCCATGTTCCACGCACCCGGTGCAGATTGTGAAGTCCGTGGCGCCTGTTTCCAAGAACAGCCGCTTGAGGCCGATGATCGTAATGTTGGTGATTTCGTTGAACAGCGACGGAAAGCCATTCGGCATGTCCGACGGCGTATAGTCCTCGAGATAGGCTCCGGTCGCGCTTCCTGCAGAATGCGGAGGATTGATGCTCGCGCCCGTGTCGCCGCTCCACTTGCAGTATTGCGACCCTTCGAACCACACTGGCGCGAGGAAGTTGTAGGGGCTGTACGCGGCACCGGTTGCGCCTGTGCATCCCAGGTTGATATGCCGATTGTTCATGACACTTACGTAAAGCGAATACTGAAGACGAATGCCAATAGTGCATTTGTCGAAGGTGTTCCCGGATACGTCGCCTGCGAACAGCTGCCCACCGGAAACCCGATTGGTGCGGACGCCGACGACGCAATTCGTGAATTTGTTACGAATGACGCTGAACTTATTGTAATTACGCTTGAAGGCGATGCCCTCGACGCAATTGACAAACTTGCAGTTTTCAACCGTTCCACCCTCGCCGACGATGGGTGTACCGTCATCGCTGGTGTAGATGGCGGTATCGCGCGAGCCGTAGAACTCGCAATCGACGATCGCGAAGCCCTTGATCCCGCTACCGGGGAAAATTGCCGCGTCGCCACCCGCGACCTGCCAGTGGGTGCCGGCTGTGAATGTCGTGCCGATGATGCGCAGGAACTCGCAGCATGGGTTGCCGGAAGCGTCCAGCATCTTGAGGGAAATGCCGTCGGTGGTCCCCGACACTCCTGGATTAACGGGCGGGATCGATCCAATGAACGGGACGGTCGTGCTGACTTTCTGGTTCGACTGGTCAATCGTCCCGCCAATCCAAGTGATCTTGATGGGCGATTCGACGCCAGTGGACGGCACCGAGAATCGGATCAGGTCGTGATCAAGGTTATCCGCGAAGATATAAGCTTTAGGATCGCACTGGACGAAGAGCGACGCCGCCAACATAGCGTACACGCCGCCTAGCGCTGGCCCGCGGTTCGCAACTCGGTAGCGGCCCGGCCCGACGATGGCCGGTTTTCCTGCATTCGACGCGCGCTCGAATAGGTCTATCAGGCCATCGGTGCTATCCGCCACACCGCTCGGATCGATACCGGCGATGTCGGCGCTATGAACGACGTCCGCTGCGCGCTGCTGAGCCGTGCGCGCAGTGCCCCCATAGGGCGCGATCAGGTTATCCGCCTTCGCTCCGAGGATGCCGTCGACCGAGGCCAGCTTCGCGTCGACGTCCGCGCCCGCCTGCGCGGCCGCCTCGACCGCCGGCGCGCGCAGCTGCGCATCGTATGCCGCGAACGAAATTCCAGCGGCCTCCCACGGGGTTATACCCGCCGCACCAGCCGCGCTGACGATGACGATGCCAGACGATTCCCCTACCTCCGCCAGGATATCGCTGCTGGGGCCCGCACCGACAGCCGCAGAGGGCCCGACGGAGGTCGTGAAGCTGCCCGCCAGCCATGGGGCAAACCCATTCTCGACGATCTGATCTACCTGATGCTTCAGGCCGATTCCCACGAGCGCAGCCGATTGCGTACCGGTCATCGGAAACGCTACCTCGTTCCCAGCACCAGTTGCGCGAATATCCGCAAACATCGTCGACCGAGCATCAAAAACGCTCCAGCGGAAAGACATGCCAGTCAGATCGACGAGAGCGCCATCCTTCCGCTTGATCTTCATGACCAAGCGGAAGGCTGCGCCGCGGATCACGCGGACGTCCTGGTTGCGATCGAGAATCGCTGGAATGCTCACGTGCGCGCCCTCGCGCCGCGCAATGCTGCCCGGTTGGTCATACCGTTCTCCAGTTCGATTTTAGGTGTTGAGGCGGAAGAGCTTGGTAGCGATCGAGAAGCTGGCTCCGATCGCGAGCACCGGGGCCGAAATGCCGACGTTGATCGTCGTCGAGGTCACCGCGACCGCATCATGGATCGCGTACCCGTCGAGCGCCTTGGCAGGCACAAGGATGATCGGATCGCCGGCTCCGAGGCCGAAGGACGCCGGCACGGTGATGACGACGCGTCGTATGCCTGCCGTGAGGGCAACGGTCGCGGTCTGGCCGATAGTGACGGTGCCGAGCAGGGCCGCGGCGCTCTTTCCGTCCGCCCCGTTCTTGCCGTCGGTCGCCCGAAGGCTGGCAAGCCACTGGGTCAGGGTGCCCCCATACCCGGCCGCCCGCGCGATTTGATACGCCGATGCTCCGTCGGTCCCGTCTTTGCCGGCAAGGCCTCTCAGGGCATCGTCCTGGGTCGGATCGCTGACCAGGTTGAGCGTGATGTCGTTGCCGAGCGGCAGGACGCCGCGGAGGAGGAACACCGCCGTCGGATCGTTCAACTTCGGGGGCGTGAGAGATAGCCGCATCTGCATCATGCCGCCCGATCCGGGCTGCATGACCATGTAGACGCGCCGGTTTGCCGGGACGGTTTCGTGCATTGCGACCCTCCTGATCAGGCGTCTGGGAGCGTGCGTGGCGTGTACCCGCCACCTCCGTCGCCGCCTGGTGGCGTCGGGGAGCTTGGATAGGTGCCGTCCTCGGCCGAGGTCGACACGTAGCGGACGATGACGTTGTCCGACGACAGGATGCCAGTGCCAGAGGGCAATTCGACGATGTAGCTTTGGCTCGCAAGGCTCCACAGAACGACGTAGCCGGTCGAAGCTGTCAGGCCGGAAATCGTTGCCGAGGGGAAGGATATCCGGCGCCCGTCGTCGATGTTGGCTTCGAACGCGACGATCTGAATCGACGTATTGAAGCTGGTGACGGGGTAGATAATCGACTGGGTCGCCCCGATGATTTGGTACGCTGCGCGGCTGGCACCGAAGGATCCGGCTGTCGCCGGCCCAAGAATACGGCGATCGCCGATGACACCGCGAACGCGATAGCGAATGCTGACCTCGTACTGGGTTCCTGGGGTGACGCCGGTAAACTCCTTTCGGTTGATCGTCGGCGCGTCGATCCCGGCACCGATCCAGCCGTCCTGTGCTGCGGTTCCTGCCACATACGGACGATAATCGAAGATGACGGCGTCGGCCGTCGCCAAAGCGACCAATCCCTCGGCGACGATCGCCGGGATCGATACGCCATTGGCGTTGAGAGTGACGCCGGAGACCGTCCAGTCGGTAGAGGCCGGGGCCGCGACTGAAGGGTCATAGGCGCCGACAGATGCCGTTGGTGGTGGCGACGTCGTCTGACCGAGCGCGAAGGCGTGCTTGCCGTCGGTCTCCGATCGGACTTCGAAGGTGACCTTTGGCGTCGACGGCTCGATCGTGCGGCGAAGGATCAGCACCTTTAGCGGCGCCAGGTCACCGCGCTGGATCGTGACGCAGTCGCCTCCCTTGTAGTTGATCCATTTCGGAAGGAGCGGGAACGTGCCGGGTCCGAGCTCGCGTGTGTTCTCGATGTCGTAGCGCGCCAGGGTCGCCGCCTGCTCGACGTCCTGGACGAGCGAATAGGTGATTTCCTTCGACCGCTCGTCGCCGTCCTCGGTGATATGTTCCGGCACGCGGATCGGCGCAGCGGGCACCATCTCCCACTGATGGGTCTCCGACCGATAGCGGGGGATGATCGTGTTGATGCGGCTGCGGATCGGCTGCATCGCGGCCAGCTTGGAATCGCCGATGATGTCCGCTTCGGTGATCGTCGCAAGCGATACGCGCGGCGCATTGACCATGCAGCCGATCCGCGCCCCGGTCTTCAACGGTTCGCCAGCACCGGCCTGTAGCATCTGCTTCAGCACGTTCCACTTCGTGTCCGGGCGAGAATAGACGACGCCGCCAAGCTTCCAACCGTTCGCATCCGCGATGTTCGCGCCCTCGACGAAGTCGGAGACGATGATGCTGTCGATCGCCGCGCCAAGGCCCATGACCCGCTTGCCGTTCTGATGGCGTCCGATGCACCACGTCAGCGCGTGGAGGTATGGGTTCTCCGACCACGTCCAGGTCGCCTCGTTGTCGTGCCGATGCGACCCGCTGCCGCCTGGATAGGTCGAGTCCAGGCGAGGGTCATAGGTGAGCACGCCGCGGATGATCCAAAGCGGCGCGGGCACGCCATTCTGGAAGAACCGCTGCTTGCTGTCGTACCGCAGGCGCCAGATCGCGGCTGCCAGACCGGAGAGCTTGTGCGCGGTCGTCCAGCCATTCGGGCGCGCGGAGGATCCGGCCTGAACGGTCAGCGATGCGCTCTCCGGGCATAGCCCGCGCTGGGTACGCTGGAACATCTTGTCGCGAAAATCGCCGATCGCGTTGCCGGCGCCATCGAAGCTGATCGTGCCCTTGTCCGACGTGAAGCGCTCATAGCCATCGATCGGGCCGGCACCCGAGAAAATCGTCACCAGATCCTGCAGATCGTTCGGCGTGTTCGCCGACCAGCCATCGCTCGCGCGGCGAAAGACGATGTTCCCCGCCGTGCCCGTACGCCCCATGAGGTATGGGACGCCGGCATTCGGATCGGCGGTAAACTCCGTCTGTGAGCCACCCGCGGTGCCATCGGGCTTCTTCGCCGTCAGTGCCGAAGCAAGGGATAGCGCACCAGCTGCCACCGAAGCGATCGTCGCGATAGTCGACACAGTTGCCAATAACGACGCGGTCGCTGCCGTGGCTGCGGATACGGTGAACCCCGCGCCCAGAAGGCCGGCGCTAGCAACCGCGCCGAAGCCGGTCGCCGCGAGCGCTACCGCTCCAACGAGCAGGGCGGCTTTAGCTGCGAACTTGCTCACTTCGGCACCACACGCCAAGCGGCCGTGATCTCGATCGGCTGCACGACGACCGCACCGGGTGCATCGGGATGGTAGCCAAGCGCGCGACCATTGCCGAGCGCGACCGCCATTGCATCGAGACCATCCTCGCTGGGGATCTGCAACACGTCACCGACGAGCAACGATGCAAACCCGATCCGCGGCAGATGCAGAACCTCGTCAAGCGCATGGCTGACGGACGGCCAGCCGAGACGGGCAAGCGCGCGTTTGGCGCCGAGCAGACTGCTATACTCGCCGGCCTTCGATATACCGACGCGGTACCCGAGCTGTCGCAGATGAAACGCGGTCATCTTGGCGCAATCGAACCGGCCCCAGGCGTGCGGAACGTCCTGAAAACGGTCGAGGGTTGCCTGCGCCGCGTCGCGCCGCGCGACCATGACGTGCTGCGACCTCATTTCAACGCCACCGATCCGAGATTATTGGTGCCCCATGGGATTGTCTCAGCGACACCAGTGACAAAGGCGAGGCCCTGTTCGCCCGGCCAGATATCCTGATGATGGCTGTCCGAAAGCCGGATCCCTTCCTCAAGGTCGAAGAACCGGTCAAACTCACTGACAATGTCGTAATCGACCGTCCGCTTGCGGCTGCCCCAATTGATGGTCGCGACGTCAAGCTTGCCGTCGAACAGCAGGAGGGGGTCGGGAACGACGATGCCAGTCCCAGCAGACACGACGCCAAGCCAGCACCGGACGCGCGAGCCCTGCATCGCCGATGCGGCAAGCTGGGCGACCGCGGCATCGCGCGACGGATTGAGCGTGAGGCTGATCTGCGGCGCTTCGTCCCCGGTGCCGTCCGAGATGCTGTCGATCGATTCGATCGTGCCGAACTGCGGATCCCGTCCGACGAACAGATTCCACGGTGCTGTAGCGAATGCACCAGGCCCATCGATCAGACGCAGGGAGTAGCCCGGAAAGTCGATCTGCACGGCGCCGAAGATGCGGACAACGCGCGCGGCCATGGCGGCCTGCATCGCAGAGGTGAATTCGCCCATGGCTATTCGATCTCCGAGATGGTCAGGCTCAGCCCGACGGTATGCGCGCGCTCGTCGGTCCAGCCTTTCTCATTGCCGGAAAGAGCACCCTCGATGATCGGCACCGCAAATTCGCACACGTCGTCGGCGTTCGGCGATCGCCGCAGGGGCGGCCAGATCGGCACGGTCGCCGCGCCGCTTCCGTCCGCTGATACCGGGCCGGTCGCTGCATAGAGGAAGCGCTGACCACCGATGACGATACTGAACATCTGCGCGTCGCGGATGCCGTACCCCGCGGCAAATCCGGTCAGGACGAGCGATTGCCCGGCTTGCCCGGATCCGCTGATGCGCGGAGCGCCAGGGTCGCCGATCACAAGCCCCGGCTGAGGCACGGGATAGAGCACCGTGTCGCTGACGCCGCGAAGCAGCGCGGAGATCCAGGCGCGACGATCTTCAATCCAGCGCAGTTGGCCGGTGACGAGATCGAGCGCGAACCGGCTACCGAGGCGCTCGAGCCGTTGCGCAGCACCCGGCCCGGTTGGCGTTTGCCATGCGCCGAAATCGAGCGGACGCATCGTGGCAGTCTTAGGCGGGCGGGCCGTGGGGAGGGCGGTTGCCATCAGGCTAGGGCCCTGTTCTGCGCTAGCGAGAGGTTGCGACCCGCCATCTCACTGCCACCCATCGCACCGCGCGCTGCGCCGATATCGATACCCTCGGCCACCCAGCCGCGGACGGTTTCGGCGAGCACGGCATCATTCGCATGGATAATAATGGTATGGCCTCCCCGGCTATTACCGTTGCTCGAAAGCATCCGCCGAGTTTCGGCCGCAGGCGTGACGCGCGAACCGCGCGCCATCGAGACAAGTTCAGGCCCGTTCTCACCGACGAGCGAAATGCCGCCGCCCCAATATTCCGTACCGGTCGCGTTGCTGCCGACCTTGGGTTTACCGCTGATGAGGGATGCCAATGACCCGATGAGTCCGCCCGATCCGCTCAGCTTTCCGATCTGGCTCATCGTCCATTTCGCCGCCAGCTGTGCGATCGCGTTGATTCCCATCTCCTTGAAGGAGTCGAAGATCGAGCGCGTCCCGCCGCTCATGAGGTTGCGGTAGAGCCCGGCGACGGTGCGGACACCTTCTTGCTGGACGCGCTGCCGGCGCTCGTTCTCGACATCCCAAGCGCCGATCTGCTCGTCCTGCTGGGCACGCCATGATGCGTTACCGGCTGCAAACGGATCCTCGATTTCGCCGAAGATCGTCTTGAACGATGCGGCCATCTGCGTTGCCGCCTTCTCCTGCCGCTCTTTCAGCAGGGCGAATGAGTAATCACCCGCCTGATCCGCCGTAATCTTCCCAGCCCCCCGGAGAGCGGCGATCTTCTTGAGCGATGCAGCATATTCGTCGGCCGCGGCGCGCGCGGGGTCGAATTGCTTCACCACCTCCTCAAGATCGCTGTCGAGTTCGCGATTGGCTTTGGCGAGATCGCGGGTATCCTTCGCAGCATCCGCAGATGCCGCGCGCTGCGCCGCGGTTTTCGACCACTCGATATGCCAGTGCCCGGTTTCGGCGAAGACCTTCGTCAGCCGGACGCCCTCGGCCGCAAATGCATCCTTGATCTTCTTGGCGGTGACCCCCGCTTCGAACTGGATATCGAGAGCGTTGCCGCGTTCGTGCGCGCTGGTGCCGGGCTTCGCGACCGGGTTCTCTTTCGGCTTACCTTGGGCGATCCATGCATCATAAAGCTGCTGCTGCCGGGCGGCGCTCCGGTCGGCACTGTTGACCTGCAGGCCAGCGGCACGGGCGATCGCAGATGCTTCGCGCGAGGTGACCTCACGGCCGTACTGGCGGGAGGTCTCGCCGAGAGCCTTCTGCTTGTCCTGTTCGGCTTTAACGGCTGCTGCCCGGTTGCGTTCGATCGTTGCGAGTTCGCGAGTGAGCGCGCCGTCGACGTCCTGGCCGGCCTTGATCCGAGTGCGCGCCGCGTTGCGCGCTGCGATCGCCTGATCGTCGTACTGCTTCTTGATCCGGGCCATCGGGTCCGCCGCGCGTGCCGCTGACTCGGTCGCAAGGTCGATGCGCGTACCCATGAGATTGCGCTTGGCCTCATCGATCGCGGTCTGGTTCGCCTTCAGCTGGTTCTGCAAGCCAGCAACCCGACCCGACGATTCCGTCAGAGCAAGCGTGCCAAGCTCGCCTCGCTGGCCGGGACCTTGCGACCGCTGCTTGTCGACGTTCTCTTGAGCGATCGCCTGATCCAGCATAGCGGCCGTGATCCCGCGGATCGACATCTCTCGTTTCAGGTTCTCCTTCGCGAGGATGTTGGCTCGCTCGGCCGCCGACCGCTCGCCTTTAGCCGCAGTATCAAGCGCCTCGGCCTGCTCTCGGATCGACGCGGCGACGCCTTCGACCGAGCGCCCGAAACGCTCCTTCGCCTGCCGATTGATTTCGGTCTCGGAGGCGTCCTTTTTCAGCTTGCCAACGGCATCGTCGATTGCGCTGCTGAAGTTCAGAACCTTGCTCAGCAGCGGTCCGAGCACGAGCAGGCCGGCAGTAATAGCAAGCCCCCAAGGCCCGATCATGAATCGCGCGAAGTTGCCCGCCTTGCCCTCAAGGCTGGAGAACTGGCCTGCCACCTGCCCACCCTGGATGGCGAAGACCTGCAGGACGTTCGTGCCCATGCTGATCTGGGTGAACGTATCCTGCAACTGGTAACTCAGGCCCTGCATAGCCGCGCGCTGCTGCCCCGCCGAGTTGCGCGCCATGCCCTGGCTGACGGTGACTTTCTCCAGCGCGGCCTGCTCTATACGAAGCTTTGCCACGTACTGGTCAAGCGACAGCGTGCCGGCACTTACGAGTGTGCGAGCTTCACCGATTTCGCGATTGAACCGTTCTTGCGCGGCGAACGCTGGATCGATTGCCGTGACGAGCGCCCGCGTCCGAGCGGCAAGGTTTTCCTCTTCAGCTGCCAGCGCGGCGAAGGCCATGGCGGACTGCCTCGCCGACCCTTCCGAACTCGTCTGTCGGTCACCTGCCGATGCCGCGTATCCACCACCGAATCGTGTGTTGGATCCAGCGGCGGCATTGACCTGCATCTGCAGGGCCGTCTGGGGCATGATCGCTGAGATCTTGGCCGCGGCCAGGCGTTGCCGCTCCAGAGCCGCTTCGACGTCCCTGCCGGCATTCTCGTACGACTTCGACCATCGCTTCGCCTGAACATCGCTCGCATCGCCAATAGCTTTGAACGAAGCTGTGCCAGCGCTACCGATCTCCGCAAGATCGGCTTTGACCTGCGCCTTACCGACGGTGCCGAGGCGAATTGAAGCTGGGTTTGCCATGCTATTCCCCTTCGGATGCCTCGGCGAGGCGGTTGACGATCACGGCTTCGACAGCCGGCAGCACGTCAGCGAGCAGTTGCATATCGACGTCGAGTGCTTGGCCCATCGTCATGACCGCGGCGAAATCGAGCGCGAAAGGCTGACCGCCGCCGCCAACGCGCAGCTGGCGGTCGCAACCGGTCAGGACGTTCCAGACGTCTTCTTCGGCTTCGGTCTGCGCTTCGTGGAGGACGTAGGGGCATTCGGCGCATCGGTCGCCGTCGCCAGCGGAGCAGGTGAGCCGGCAATAATCCGCTCCCCCGTCGCCTGCGTCGAAATGCCATCCTGCGAGGGCGACGATTCTTTTCCCGGCGCGGCACGCTCGCGCTCGCGCTGGACGAACGGGATGACATACGCAGCGTCGAACGCTTCGAAGGTCAGCGGGTCGGCGAGAAGCATTGCCTTGTTCTCGTCCGTGCATTCGAGCGGGACGCCGGTACCGGTGTCGTCGTCATCGGCCATGACGCAGACATCACGCCAATCGAGTACGCCGGCAACGATCAGAGCAAAGCTAAGCGCATCGCCGAGCTCCTCCATCTGCTCGGTTACCGACGCGGTCTCGCCACCCTCCGCGCCGTCGGTTCCGAGCGCCTCCAGAGCGGCGCGGCGCGCGCGACGCAACATCGGTCGGGTGATAGGCGCGAACAGTACGCTCGCGCCCATCACCGGGGTCCAGAGGGGTTCTGCCTGCGCCTTTTGTGCGACGAGCATCAGGCGTAGCTCGCGACGTCGTTCGAAAGCACGATCTCGACCAGAGGGCCACCAGCGGAGCTCGCGATCGCATTGAATTCGGCCATGATACCCCCGGGACCCGTTACAGGGCGCTTGACGCGGGGCAGGAACAGTCGAGGCATCGTGATGCTGATGCCCTGATTGCCGAGCGACCATTGCAATGTGATCCTGGCTGGAGCGCCGGATGTCGCCTTGTTGTAAAGCACCAGGTCTGCAAACTTCGTCGTCAGCGAGAGAGACGCGCTCGGCATGCCTGCATCGATCCCGTTGATTTCGCTGTCAGGCCGGATCGTCTCATCCTTGTCGAGGCCATTCGAGAAGCTGAAGTTTGCCTGCGTAACTTCGCCAGCCAGTTGCTCGTCGATTACAACGGCGCCGCGCGCCGCAGCGAATCTATCGATAGCCCCTGGCGACGCTAGCGAACCCGCGTTCGAGGTGAGAGACGGGACGGTCTCACCTTTGCCGATCAGGCCGATCGTGGCGGTAGTCAGGCCGGAGCGCTGCATATTCACCTGGAGCGTGTTCGCGCACACGCCATAGTGCGTTGAATATGCCGGCCGATCGGGCATGCCGATTTCGATCGATGCGGAAGGCAGTGTCGGCATACCCGAGGTAAAGACGTGGCTGTATCCACCGCTGACCGCGGTCGTCACGGGTGAACCGAACAGCATCTTCATCCACGTGCCGATCGCCCGGGCATCCAGCGGGACCGCAACATCGCCATCGTTCGTCACGATATCGTAGATTGGGTCAAAGGGAACGCGCCCCTGCCCGAGCAGATCGCTTTCGATCAGCGGCTGGACGGCGCCCAGCTGCGAGGAAACGAACGGCAGCTTCGTATAGCCGCTCACAGGTGGGGTGCCGTAGGTGGTCTCGAATGCAAGGCCCATGATGGCGTTCTGGCCGCGTGCTCTACCCATAATAGGTCTCCTGTCAGGCGAGGGGATTGGTCGTGGAATACGACGCGATGATCATGAGTTCGGCGCCCCGGGGAGGCTGGCCGCCACCCTCGGTGTAGATGTCTTCCGTCCCAGCCGATGACGTGTCGAGCCAGTCGCACAGGCCACCGAGCGTCCGGTCGAGGGCGATGCCTTCGCCGATCGCCACCAGCATCTCGTCAAGCGCCTGTTCGCTGCTGATACCGGGACTGCCCGTAGTGGAGACCTCGATCGGTATCCGGTGGTCGTAGAAATAGGTGAGGGGGCTGAAGGTGTATTCCGGCTCACCTGGATCGCCGGTGCGGACGATGACCATGCCGGCTGCGGGGATCGTCGCCGGCGGCGATTCCTTTCCGTCCAGGCCCAGTACCTTAGCGCCGGGCAGGGCGAGTTCGATCAGATCCTTGACCGCGATCAAGACGTCGAGACGCTTCGACATCAATCGGCCAGTCGACGTTCGAAGGCTGATACGAAGGCGTCGCCCCAGCGGTCGGCTGGCTTCTTCAGGTCGAGCAGCTTGGGCAATTTGACGGTGCGGACGAGTGTGAACATCAGCGTGAGCTCCAGCTTGCCGTGGGCCATGCGGCCCTTGGTGGGCTTCCGGAGACCGCCGGACTTCGTCGTGCGGCGATCGCGGGCGAGGAACGCCAGCAAGCGTCCAGCGCGACCATTGAGGATCACGAACTCTTGATTGAATTCGGCCTGCACCTGGTCGGGTGTCATGCGCTTGGTCGATGACGCTCGACTGCTACCGCGGGCACGGGGCACGTTCCTGGTCGGGATCCAGAGGTATTTGCCGCCACCCACCGGGCGGATGGTCGCGCCGCGCACGAAGCTGTCGATGATCTCTGGCGCGTTCGACCAGATGTAGCCCGACGGGTTTATGCTCTCGCGCTTCTCGGGATAGACCCGGTCACGCCAGGTGTTCGCAAGGCGTTGGCCCATACCGTTCGTGGTGACCTGCTCGCGCAACTCTGTGACGGCCGGCTTCGACGTCTCGCGCATTGCTGCGGTCGCCGCCTTGGCTATCCCGCCTTCCATTTCGGACATCATCGCCGAGAAGTCGGGCAGCCCAATATCGATCTGCATATCAGGCCGGGTTCGCGCCGCATGTCCAGCCAATCCGCTCAAGGTCGAGCACCGGATCGCCGAATAGAGTGAACGTCTCGCCGCCGACGACCTGATCGTCGACGATCGCGCCGTCGATCACGATGAAATCGCCGTCCTTCGGGTCGGCAACCTCGGACCGGCGAAGTTCGAAGAACGTCCCGGCATTGTTGATGATGCGGCCCTGGCCGAACGCGGTTTCCCGATCCGGTGCGCTGCGGATGACGCGGATATTGACAGGCAACCCGTCCGCCGGCTGAAATATCGCCGCCGCCGATCCTGGCGCCATGAACAGCGCATCGAGGGCGAGGTCGAACGGGTCAGCCATGTCAGGCGCTGGCGGCTTCGCGGTGCGCGCGAATGGCGGTGATGATATCGTCCTTGCGGCTGATGCCGGTCAAGTCGACGGATTCGGCTGCGGCAAGCACCTTGAGGTCGTCGACGAGCATCGCCTCCAGACCATCGCCGGTCGGGAGAGCGTCGTCTTCGTGATCACCTTCAGCCTCTTCTGGATCACCGGTGACAACGCCAGCGAGGACGAGGCGGCTGGCCTCCTTGTTCGATACGGTCAGCGGGTTTTCGAAGGTGTGCCGAACCGCTCCGGCCACGATCGTCGGGCCGAAGATCATGATCTTCTTCATAGGATGGCTCCAGACAATGGACGGGCGACGTATCGCGCACGCCGCCCGTCAATTTTCACCGGGTAATGGGGAGAAAACCCCGGTGGGTTAGGCGGCGATCTGACCGGTCAGCTTGACGCGGCCGGTCGCGTCTGCCGAGGCCGCGGCCTGCGTGAACGCGCCGATCAGGACGGTGCCGCTGGCACTGGTCGTCACCATGAATGCGGTGTTATCCCAGTACGCTTTGGCGCCGGGGGTAACTGCGCCCGCGGCCTTCGGAAGGTCGAAAACCTCTTCCGTGACGCCGACAACGGGGGCGCCGGACGCCGCTGCGGCTGATGCGACGGCGAAGATTGCGCCGACGAGGAACCCTTCGCCGCTGAGTAGCGCGCGAGGGGCGGTGAGGGTGAGGTTCTCACCCTTCTGCACGTAGTTCTTCATGGTTTGTCTCCCTGTCCGGGCTCAGCGCTGCCGAGCCGGGACGGTTGGGTTTCAGGCCGCGCGAGCGGCGCGGATGGCCGCGACCATCGCGGGCTTGGTGTTGGCCGTGCCGAGGGTGATACCCTCGTCCTGCGCTAGCGACTTGAGGTCGTCGGCCTTCAGGGCTTCGAGCCCGTCGTCCTCTTCCTCGTCGTCCGGAAGGTTCTCGGGGTCGCCATCTAGGCGCCCCGATTCCTTCAGCTGTTCCGCCTCGACGTCCGAGACGGTGAGCGCACCCTCGACGGGGTAGCGCACGGCTCCGGCGATGACCGCCGGGCCGATCAGGTTCACGATTTTCATCGTCTATCCTCTCGGTTTGGCTCAGTTGCCGGGGTTGCGGTAGAAACCGCGGAAGTCGATCGTCGCAGCACCGACATCGAGGCGGGCCTTCGTCTTGATGCCGTCGACGTCGAAGCCGGCCTGCGTCTCGATGAAGACGCCTTCCTGACCTTCGAGGTGCGAAAGCTCGATCGTGTCGATCGCGCTGGGATCGGCGATTAGATACCAGCTGTTGTCGGTGATCCGCGGCTCGACGATCAGCTGCAGCTTGCCGGCAAATGGGTTGACGTTCGACGTCTGGGCAGCCGTGACGGTGGTCAGGAACTGCTCTGCCTCGGTCTGTTTTGCCGGACCGACGACCAGGAAGACCGGACGCACGGTGATGAAGCCGCCTTCCGCCGACTTCTGCTGAGCCATCGCAGTACGGCCTGCGGTGACCGATGCGACGGTGATTGCCGCACCGGTGCCGAGGTTGCCGTGCTGGGTCGAGAAGAGCGCGAAGCCGTCGCCCATCGTCGGGTTGCTGATGATGATGCCCCAGACGAGATCGCTCTCGAGATCGCGGGCCTTGAACCCGAACTGGGTCGGGACGCGCGAGAACAATCGCTTGTCGTCGTTGATCAGCGCCTGGCGGGTGATCGCGATGATGCGACCGTAGGTCTGCAGGCGATAGCTCATGCCGGTGTCGGACATCGCGCCGTAGGTGAACTCGGCGTTCTCGCGGACGAGCAGCAGCGACGGGGCATCGCCCAAGCCGATGATGTTCGTGTCCTTGAAGTCCGGCAGCGTGCCTCGCGTGACGATCGGGCCGAAGGTCTGCGGCGCGATGTCGTATGCGGCGCGGACGCGCTTGCCAGCAGCGTTCGACAATGCGTTGGCGAAGTCGCTGGTCGTGTGCGCGCCGTAGCGCAGACCGAGCGCTGCGCCCGCGATCTCCAGCTTGTTGCCGCTGAACACGCCGATGCCGGTGCGCTGGCAATAGTCACGCGCCATTTCCATCATCGACATGCCGCGGAACTCGCGGGCGGCCGTAGCGTCTGCCTCGGGTACCGTCGCGTTTGGGTCGGCGCGCAGAATCACAGCCGCCTCGATCGCACGGCGATAGCCGTCGTTCTCGGTACCGCTACGACCGGCGCGGGCGTCGATCGTCGGCAGCGCACGGGCCTCGATCAGGCGATCGGAGATGGCGCGTTCGAAATCGATCGCGGTCAGCGGCGTGGCCTCGTTGCGGACGATCAGTTCGCGCGCGAAGGTGTCACCGAGATCCGTCGAGCGGCCGCAGCGCTCGAAGATGTTGGTGGCGGTGATCGCGGGTGCCGAGCGCTGCTGGGGGGCATGCTCGATGACAGTCGTGGTGGGGTCGTTGGCGGGCGTGGTGTCCGCCGCCTGGGTTGCCTCATCGGCCATGTTGGTTTCCTCGGTGGTGGACGCGGTCGCGCCGCGGATGGTGCAGGGATGATCGCCGCCCTGCGCGGCACTCCGCTGACGCACTTGCGCCGCGGCATCGAAGGGCACCGTGACGAACGAGAGCTCGACTGGCTCCCAATCCGTCGCCAGCATGTGGGGATATTCACCCTCACGCTCGGTGCGTTGAAACTCGAATACGTTGTAGGACACGCTCAGCGAGCGGATGTGTCCGTCGATGATCTTGGCCACCGTATCGGCGACATCCGGCGTGCGCGCGAGGCGGACCCGGCATAGGCCCTCGCCGTTCTCGATCCGGACGCTGCCAGGAACGACTGAGCCGAGCACGCTGCTGAGACTGTAGGTGCTGTGGCTGTCGAGCAGGCACGCGCCCGCATTCAGGCGACCGAGCCGAACCGCGCCGGCGTCCATGGAGAGTTCTTCGGTGTAATAGCCACCGTCCAGCCAGTCGAAGCGCAGCCCAGCTGCACCGATCGACCAGACGACCTCGATCGAATTGTCTTCCTTCAGGTACGATGCCGGGCGGACGTCCGCGGCGCGCAGCATGGTTGGAGCGTTGACGGCGCGCGTTTCCAGCGCGGGGGCGGGATCGGGCATCAGCTGTTTCCTTGTGCGGGGGCGGTCTGGCCGCCGGCGGCTTGGTTCGCCGTGAAGGGGTCGCCCTTGTAGAACAGGCCTTGATCCTGCTGCTTGGCGAGGTCGGCCTTCGTTTCGGCCATGAAGGTGTCGTGATCGATGCCGCGCGAGTTCAGCAGACTGCGGCGGTTTTCGAGCCCCGCCTGCATCTCCAGGATGTCGGCCTTCGCATCGCCCTCACGGTCGATCGACTTCCGCGGGGGCGGCGTCCAGCGCATCTCGTAGGACGGGGCCCGCGTTTTGCCGAACTCGTATGCAGCCTGGCAGAACCAGTCCCACACCCGATCAAGGAAGACGGGGATGATCGTGTTGAACTGGCGCTCTTCGTTGGTCGCGTCAAACTCAAGGGCACCGGCGCGGTACGACGAGAAGTTGACGTTCGAAAGATCGCCGGTCTGATGCTCGTAGGTGACCCCGACGCCCGCCGCGGTGGCGAGCAGGTTGGCCTTCAGCGCGTCGTTCAGTCCGCCCGCAGGCTTTGGGTCCGCGAACTGCACGTCTTCGCCCGGCGCGAGCGTGGTCATGGTGCCCGGCTCGAAATACTCGGCAGGCGGTAGGTCGTCGCCGCGCGACTGGATCTGGCCGAACGGCTCGTCGACCCAGTCGGGATTGATCCGGCGGAAGCCGACGAAGCAGGACTCGATCTTGCGGCGGACGAGGTCAGCCTCGAGCGCTTCGTCGATGTCGCCGAGTTTCTTGATCACCGATTCGAACACCGAGCGGCCGCGCGTCTGGCCTGCGTCTTCCTGTTCGTAGAGGTGGATCACATCTTCGGCTGGAATCCAGAACGACGGGCGGCTGCGCCGGTAATCGGCTCGGGCAGGAAAGAACCAGTAGCCGGTGACGATGCCGTCGACGCTGTATTCGATGCCGTCTTCGATGTTCTCGCCCACTTTGGACGTGTCAAGCAGGCCGCCATCGAGGACATCGATGCGGAGCGGCATGACCTTGGCGTCCTTCACGTACCGCCGGACGATGAAGCTGTCGCCTTCGCGGAACATCGTGCGGGTCGCGAGCGCCTGCTGGCCGTAAAAGTTGAGGCGGCCGCGATAATCGCTGACCTTGGTCCATTCGGTCCAGAGGTTCTGCAGGGCCTTCGGGCCCTTCGGCGCGCCGGTGATGCCCCAGCCGATCGTCCCGTTAAGCAGAGCCCGGATCGCCTTGCGACCATATGGATTCTGATAGGCCAGCCGCAGCAGTGTGGCGCGATCGACCAGTCGCGACGGGCGGGCGTCGTTGGGCTCGCCCGTGTTCACGCCGAAGTTGGGATTATCTTCGCGCAGCCGCCGCATGGTCTCGGCGGCACGGCTGACCTGATCGAACTGCACCCGCGCGAGCGCCCGTTTGGTGGCGTAACGCGGCGCCACGGCCGCAATGGTGCGCTCGATGAGGTTCATTATCGGCGGATCCGGCCGACGGTCGTGCGGCGGTGGGGCTGGGTCTGCGATGCCGCTGCAGCCAGCTCGGTCTTCACGTCGGCCCGCAGGGCGCGAACCTCGGTCAGCGAATGAAACTCGGTGCTGCGGCCATCGGCGAAGATGACCTTGCGAACACCGGTGAGCATCGCGGAGTCGAGTTTGTCGAGGTCGGATTGCTGGAACGCCATCAGCGCCTCCTGGTCGTAAAGGGGTTCGGCTTGCGCGACGGCGCGGCTTTCGCCGTGGGTGCGGCCGGTCGGGCTGCCGGTTTCGAGCCTGCGGGCTTCGGCAGCCGTGAGGCGGGGATGGTAGGCTTAGGCGGGGCAACAGGATCGGGCGGCTTCTCGTTCTCGCCGCGGACCTTTGCCCAATGGGCATCGGTCCAGCGGTCGACCCCGAGGGAAAAGGCGACGGCGCGCGCGTAGACCGCGTTGTCGAGGGCTTCGTTACGGTCCCGAGTCTTGTGCCATTCGTTGCGGAAGCCGCCGTTTCGAAGCCGGATGATCCGGAGCTCTTCGGCGACCAGCTGCTTGATCCACTCGTCCGGCGTGCCGTCGGGCAGATAGACGTAACCGTCGGGATAGGCCTCGCCATCAACTGGCTTTTCAAGCTCGAGCAGGCCGAACAGTTCGCGCTTGAGCATTGACGTGCCGATGTTCCACAGCCGAACGCCGCGTTTCATCTTGCGGCCGTTGACCGTCACGTCTTGCCAGCTCGGCGACCCGATCGGCTGGTTCGCCGTAATGGCGTGCCGGCCCTTTACCGCCATGGCGAAGCCCGGGTGCCGCCGCGCCCAGCTATAAACCTCCATCGTGCTATCGCCGTCGCCGGAATCAATTGCGACGCGCGCAAGACGAAGCGAGCGGCCGTCTTCGGTGATCCAGTCGCGGGCCACTTGCTCGTCGAGCTTCTTCCAGGTGGCCTTGTCGGAGATAGAACCGAAGACTTCGATTCGTTCCACGAACTCGCGGCGACGCCCCGGCCCGAATGCCCAGATGTCCATGTCGATGCGGCCGCCGCCGCCGCGCTGAACGTCAGCGGCACCGATCAGCAGGCCAGCTTTCGCAGACGGCGTGCCGAGGGTCATCGACTTCTCCCGGCGATCGTAGAGACGCTGCCATTCCGGCGCTTCGCCGCGCTCCGCCCATGCCTCGCCCAGGACCTGGTTGACCCAAGTGCGAAGGAGGTTGGGATCCTTGCGGACCTCCATGAACTCGCGCGCGATCTCCAGCCACGCGGCACCCGGATGCTGGCTGTATGCTGCCCAGATATGAAACGACCGATGCCGAGGGAACGCGACCGGGTTGTGGGCGCGCCACTCGCCGTTCTCGTCCATCCAAGGCTTCTCGGCCTCGTCGATATCGCAGCCCTGCTCGCACCGATACCAAGCGCGGGTCGGGTGCTCCTTCGGCTCCCACCTGATCCCAGCCCCAGTGCCGTCGCCGAACACCAGCGTCTGGACGTGACCGCAATGCGGGCAGGGGACGTATCGGAATTCCTGGCTACCCTGTTCGAACAGGGCATCGATCCGACTGAAGCCTTTCACCTTCGGGGTCGAACCGGCAGCGCTGAAGCGCCGCGGGGATGTCAGATTGCGCTTGAAGGCGAGGCGGGCGGGGTCACCTTCTTCCTTGGTTGCCCAAGGGTAGCCGTCGCATTCCTCGAGGAAGACGTCGTCTGCGGTGACGCGGCGAAACTCTTTCGGGCTGTTCGCGCCCTTGATCTGAATCCAGCCACCTTTGTAGCGCTTGGCCCGGATTTGGTTGTCGGCATGCCGCGGCTTAAACGTCGCGACCGATCGGACGACCGGCCATTGCAGCACGGGGTCGAGATCGTCGCGGCTGAACTTCTCGGCATCGTCGATCGTCGGCTGGTAGATTAGCGTCCGAGCGGGATCGAACTTGATCCGCCAGGCGACGAAGCACTGGAGAATGGTCGAGTAGCCGATGCGGCTGCTCTTCCTGACCGATAGCTGCGACGTTTCCGGGTCGGTGAACGCGTCGGCAATATCCGACTGGAACGGGAATGGGCGAATGCGCGCGCCGTCATCCGATCGCGCGTGTTCGGCCATAAACTTCGAAAGTGGCGGGCGCTCCCGCGGCTTGCATGCGGCCAGCCAGCCGGCAGCAAGCGTTACACCGTGTGCGCCAGGGGCACGGTACGGCTCAGGCGCTGGCGTTTTCCTCGGGCTCGCCCTCATCAAAGCCCCCGCCGCGCGCCTCTTCGATCCGGGCCATGCTCAAGTCGGTGAGGACGTTGTTGATCTCGGCGTCGACGCGAGCCCGCAACTTCGTGTCACCCTTGGCGACGCGGGCACCGACCTGTTGTAGCTGAGCGACGATCATGACGATCACGCCGGCGCCAGCCGCCACCATATCCGGCAACGAAGCGAGCTCTTTGCGGCGCTCGGCATTGTCCATGGCCTTGGCGTCCGCTTGCTCCTTCGCAAGCCGCGCCTGCTGCTGCTCTTTGTCGAGAGAGTCCGGATCGACATCGTCGATGCCGTATTTCGTCTGCGCCCATGCCTCGATGTTCTCGAGTAGGGACGCGCCATCGGCCGGCAGGTCACCCTTGGATCGAAGCTCGCCAATCCAGCGGCTGGAGCAGCCGAAGAGTGCGGCAAGCTGGGGCCGGGTGGGCTCATCAAGGTCGATTTGCGCCACTTCCCTGCTCCATCTTCCGAAAGCCGCAGAAAACCGCCGAAAATGGCGCGAGGGAGGAAGAACTATAGGCCATGCTGTGCCTAGCGATCTTCTGCGCCTTTGCCCCCCGTATTGCTCGCGATGCCCGGAAGGACCCAAAGGGCCACCCCGGCCCTTTTGTGATCGTGCGTCGGTGCGCAACAATCGTGCGTGGAAACCGAGGCAGGTCAGAGGGTTAGCCCTCACGGTTTGAATACTTGCAGAGGTCAGCGGCCTCGCACCGCGGCGCGCAGGTCGATCGCTGCCTGCTCGGCCTGCTCGATCAGGCGCTCGCTGCGCCCCTGGTGGCGTGACCCTGATGCCATATCTTCGGCTATGCGCAGCACGCGCATACCGATCGCCTCCACCACGTCTGCGGTAGTCGGCTGAGACCGCGTCGTCACATGACGCCCTCCGTGGCACATACGACAAGAGCCGCAACCCTCGCAGGCGCGGCTCTAACAACTGGTCATTTGCGTAGCTTGCGGGGGTGATCGCGTCAACCTCTTACAAGCATTCATTATGGATGTTCTATGCAATTGACCGCAATCAATTATCCCAACAGCTTATTCGCGCTCGGCCTGGGGAGGCCGACTCAGAGGGGATACCAATGAAAATCGCTATCGGCGCACTCGCTTGCGCGCTCACGTTCGCTGCACCCGTCGTCCAGGCTCAGACCGCGCCGGCGGCAGTTGCAGCCACCACGACCGGTACTCTACGGGCTGGCACATCCGTGCCGCTGAAGATGTCAGAGGTCCTGACGACCAAAGGCAAAAAGCTAAAGGTCGGCCAGCGCTTCCAGCTTGAGACTGCCGAGAACGTCACGGTCGATGGCAACGTGGTCATCCCTGCGGGAAGCCCTGCGGTCGGCGAGATTACCGAGGTCCGCAATAAGGGGATGTGGGGCAAGTCGGGCCGCATCAACGCTCGCGTGCTCTACGTCCGCGCCAACGGTCGCCAAATCCGCATGACCGGTTCGCTGGACGATAAGGGCACGACCGGAACCGCGGGTGTTGTCGGCGCTGTGGCGCTCCTTCCGATCGCCGGTTTCTTCATGACCGGCACCAGCGCCGAGATCCCGCTCGGTGCTCCAGTGCATGCATTCGTCGACGAGGACATCTCGGTCGCCGTCGTTCCAGCCTCCGCGCCAATGGTCATTGCACCTGTTGCGCCGGTCGCGGTCACCTCTGGCGTGGCTGTAAAGAACTAGATGCGGCGTCCTCTCGCCGGGATTCCGGCGGGAGGATCAAACCGTCAATCGTTAGAACAGTCGCTCCTTCATCGCGATGATGTCGGCGACGAACTGCACGGTCGTCCGCGCGGCACTCACCTGATCATTCCGGCAGGTCGTCAGGTCCGATCCAGCGAAACCGGCCGCCATGTCGAAGCGGCACACGTTCTCAAAAAGGCTCCAGTACTTGGGCGGCACATAACCCTTGATCCGCTTCAGGTCGTCGAGGGCTTCCTGCTCTGCCCACCCGTTGCCCTGCCCGGCGCCGGGGATGCGCGCTAGATCCATGACGAGGCCTTTGCCCCCAAGGCGGGACCATAGCGCCTCGCAGTGGTCGATCGCTGCGACTTGGCTATCGGACAGCAGCTTCGCTGCCTTCCAGCGTGCTACCGGCGTGCCGCCCCGATTGATCAGCGTGTGCTCGGTCACCACGCGGCCGGCATCACGCAGCGGCACATCGACGATTGCGTGCATGCCTCGCGCTACCTGGATCGCGGGAGCACCGATCGCCTCTCCCTTCGCGGTCACCGCTTCGGCCATGCGCTCCGCCGGCGTCTTCGAATGACGCTTGATCTTTGTACTGGCTTTGAGCCCCCTTGCCATCGTCTCAACCCTCCCAAGTCACTGAAATACGCGCAGACAAACTTGCCATGGCGGGACCAATCGAAACGCTTTCGTAAGCCGCGAAACCTATAAAGGTGCGATGACTCCACGCTTCGAGATCGTCGCCAATCCGGCACTCAACCTGGTAACCATCACCATCGGAGGCTTCTTCGCCCAACCAGACATCGACGTGTTCGAACAAGCGCGCGACGCTGCTCATCGCCAGCTCCGATGCGGTCCGAACCAGCAACTCACTCTCGTCGACATGCGTGAAATGATGATCCAGTCCCAGGAGGCGATCGTTGGGTTCCAGCGGGTCCTGAACAACCCGGCTACCAAGTCCAAGCGCATCGCAATCGTCACGGGCAAAACGCTCGCCCGTATGCAGGTCGAGCGCGCCGCAGAACGCCGAGACGTTCAGTACTTCAGCGGCGAGCCAGAAGAAGCGCAGACGTGGCTGTTGAACGGCTGACGGATCCGCGTCCGGTATGGCACTTTGCGCGTTGGACGTGCCGGACCAAAGGAGATCTCGATGACCGAGCGTAAAACACCTGAGCCCGTCGACAACGTCGGCATCAAGTCCGGCAACGCCGATCGAACCGCAGACGGCTTTGGCAAAGGCGAAGGCTACTCCGGCGATGAGTACGACAGCGCAGACCACGCTGCTGAGCGCCACCTGCAGAACCGTGACGGGGCTCACAACGCCGGTGCTGACGAACCTGCGGACGGACGCGACATCCCCCCGGAAGCCGGCAAGCGAGCCTACATCGACAACAAGACCGGTGAGGTTCACGGCAGTGGATCGGGTGCTGGCGGTGGCAACGCCGGTGAAGACATCGACCTCGACACGTCGCGGAGCGGTCCCGAGGAATGACCGGGGCAGGGGGCACGCGGCGATCACGCGTGCTCCTCCAGCTTCCGAGCATCGACCGGCGGACCGGGGATGGCCATCCGTCGGTAACGTTCCGCAGTTGACCGGCTTGCCTCCCGAGCTTCGTCCTGCGCCGCGACCTTCGTTCGCAACCGGGCCTCGATCCACGAAACGGGCTCAGCTCGGCCGGCAGCGCTGAGCAACGCTGCGTTCGTCGCTTCCTCGCCGTGATTTTTGAACCACTTGGCAATGAGACCGCGAGCGCTTTTGACCGATAGCCCAGCAGCGCCCAAGAGCGCGACGCCAGCATCGAACAAAGCCTTTTTCGGATCGACCGGTGACGGCACGGCGCCCGTTACGATAGTAACGGAATCTTTCTTCTGTCCCTCTCCCTGTCCCTTGGGAGGCTCAAGGACTCCTAAAGTTGTCCCTAAAGGACCGCTTTGGGAATGCTGTTCCTCGTCCTTCTGGGATCCCCACCGTTTGCTGTTCCCCTTCTTGGATCGCTCCCGATAGGACAACTTCTTCGCCCATGCCTCGGTGGCTTTCTCGCAAACAACGGGATGATAGAGACGACCATCGCTGCACGCGACGAAGCCCCGGAGCGCAGTTGTCCTCAACTTCTTCCATTTCGTGCCTGCGCCAGACAGGTGCGCGAGCACGCGATCATCGGCAGGCAGGCTACCGGCTGGTACCTGCTGCCAAGCCTTGCACCACAGGGTCATAGCGGCCTTGAACTCATCGCCCGTCGACAAGGCGAACATATCGCTGTCGAGCAGGCGGACTGTGTCGACCGGCATGAATGCGAAGTCCCGGAGGTCGCAATCGGACGGCGTGAGAGGGGCGGGCAAATCAGCGTTCGGCATTGTTATGCACCTTCCCTGGAACTGTAGAAATCGCTGCCGCGAACGGCGGAATTGGCGCCGAAGAACCAGCCGATAGCTTTGCCTGAGGGGCCGCTGCGCCGCTTGGGGACGAGAAACTCGACCTTATTGCGCACTGCTTCCATGTCCGTCCGCCACTCTTCGTATTTCTTGTCGAAGGGGTCCGGCTCCTCCTTCTTCAGGTATTCCTCCTCGCGGTAGACGAAGAGGATCACGTCAGCGTCCTGCTCGATCTGGCCGCTGTCGCGGAGGTCGGATGGCATCGGTCGCTTGTCCGGACGCTTCTCAACGTCGCGGCTAAGCTGCGCCACCGCCATCACGACGAGACCTTCCGACTTGGCGAACTGCTTGAGCCCGACGCTGACCTCGCTCGCATGCTCGTACGGCGACATGCCCTTGCGGCTGTGTGCCATCAGCTGGAGGTAATCGACGACGATCAGCTCAAGCTTCTCGCCCTTGGCGGCGAGCTTGCGCTTGTGGCTACGCGCCTGGCGGATCAGCTTCGCCAGCGTCAGACCGGACGTCTCGTTGATCTCGATCGGCAGTTCGTCGAATCGCTCCTTGGCAGCGATCACGGCGCTCATCTCATGTGGTCGAACCGTGCCGTCGCGAACATGTTCGTACGGTACGCCACCGCGTGGCGAGAATGTCATGTCGGCGAGCATGCGCCGGGTGAGCTCGTCAGCGCTCATCTCGAGCGAAAAGATCAGGACGCCATGCCCCATGCCGGCCGCGCCGATCGAGTACGACGTGACAAGCGACGTCTTGCCCATCCCGGGGCGGCCGCCGACGACGACGAGATTCGAGGGGCGCAACACGCCGATCGCGCTGTCGAGCGAGTTGATGGTCCCACAGCGGACGCCGATGATGGGTTTGCCGAAGCTGTTGATGACCGCGTCGGCATACTGGCCAACTGATCCCTGCGCCGTGATGACCTGCTCAGCCAACTCAGCAACCGCTTCGTCTGCGTTGGCGACCAACTCCTCGCGGGTTACGGACAAGTCGCGCGCCGAAGCGACGACATCTTTCAGACCCGCGACCATCCGCCGCCGGCTAGAAAGCATGGTGATCTGGTCAAAGTACGCCTTGGTCCGCGCCTTCGGTCCGGCGTTGAGGTCGGCCGCGGCAAGCGCTGAATAAGCGCGGGGCCATTCGCTATCTTCGGCAAAGTGCGGGGCCAGCGTTACAACGTCGACGGCGCCGGATGCCGATTGCTCGATCATCTTGCCGTAGATGCGGCCGTACAGGGGAACTGAGAAGTCGGCGGGGCGGCAGCGATCAGCCACCTCATCGATCAGCCGGTTATTCGCCAGCAGATCGCCGAGAAAGCCGATCTCGGCCTCGACGTTATAGAGGGGGCTCGCAGTCTCGGCCGTCGCGAACTGCTCTTCGAACGCGCCGCTCATGCCCGGATTCCCCGTAGCTGGTCGTTCCAGTCCTTGAAGCCCTCAGCCGGCCACATGATCCGCGTCGAGTAGCCTTGCTCGATCAGCTCCTCCTCGACCTTCTCCACGGCGGCGCGACCGGCTGAATCGTTCTGACCTGCGATCACGATCGAGACGATCCGACGCGGGTATTCGATGTACGGCATCATTGCGGTGCCGAGTGTGACCCAGACCTCGGCGCCGAGCTCCTGTGCGAGGCTCAGGCCGTCCTCGGGACCCTCTGTTACGATCAGTTCGTCCCCGACGCTGTAGGCGTCCGAGTTGATCCGGAGCGCGCCGCCCTTGATCCGCCCGAGGCTGCGCTTGGGCTTCTCCATGCGCGCCTTCTGTTTTCCGCCATCGGCGAGGAAGATGCGCTGCAGGCCGATAAGCTGATCGTCGCCGTCGACCACCGCGCCGACGAGGGCCGGAAGGTCAGGCCCACACTGTCCCGTATCATCATCGTACCAAGCGGGCGTCTTCGCGAACCGTATCGTATGCGGAGCGGGCATGATGATGCCGCGGCTGCGCAGATAGACTTCCGCGGGCGTGCCGGGGGCAGGGACTGCCTTATCCCAGACTGACTGCGCGCGATCGATGGCGCGTTGCCGGTCGCCTTCGTCCTCCGCCGCCGCCCTGGCGCGCTGCGCAGGATCCACGCCGGGGAGGCTGGCGGCGCCCAGCCACTTCATCGCGTCGAGGAAGCCGAGGTTCTCGGTTTTCATCACATACTTCACGATGTCGCCGGACGCGTTGCAGCCGAAGCAGTGGTACGTGCCCTTTGCATCGTTCAACTGCATCGAAGGCGTGCGTTCGTTGTGGAAGGCACACAGGGCGCGCTTCTCGTTCTTGCCAGCGCGGACGACCTTGCGGGTGCGCGCGACCACGTCGCTGATGTTGTATCGCTGCTTGGCCTCGTCGACTGCCTGGCGGAAGGCGGCGTCGCGCTCGGCGCGTCCCGTGGAACGGCTCATCGTCCTCGGCCCTTCTCCGTTGCGATCATCTCCAGCCAGATCGCAGTCAGCGCATGCACTCGGCGGATCAGAGTCTCGTGCGGTAATAGCTCGTGCGGCTCGGTCAGGTTGTCCGCCTCGATCGCGATGATCGCCGGTAACAGGTTAGCGATTGTCAGCGCCGCGGCCTCATCGCCAGTGCAGATTGCCCCGGCATCCGCCCAGCGTCCGCCGACGAGCGCCAGCAGCGGATCTGCGAACCTGCCGCCCCATTCGTGGCAAGCGGCGAGGAATGTCGGCAGGTCAATCGGCGACGCGGTGTTGGCATATGCCGCCGCCCGGTCCTCCGACTTGCCCAGCACACGCCCCATGTCGCCCCAGGTCGCGCCATCGTCGGTCTTGATCGACGTGATGACTGCGTTCTGTGTATCGACCGCGGCTGACGCGGAGAACGTCCGACGGCGTCCGTGGATGTACGGGGCGTTCATGCGGCAAATGCCTCTGCATGGTGAAAGACAGGAAAGCGCGGCAACAGATCGACCTGACGGTCATCGCGATTGCCAATCTGATCGCGGCGCTGACTGACGCCATGCGCAACGCGGACATTGGGAACGACGTCGTTCACGGCTTCCTCGACGAGCTGGATCATCTGAACTGGATGACGATTTACGGCACGCCGCGGCGGGTGTTGGACGACATCATAGAGGTCGTGCGCAGTACGGTGCCGGTCAATGACTGAGGTTGGGGTGACCGCAGGCATCTTGGGGAGCGCGATCACCCCTACATCCGTCGCACCAGCCGGGGCGCGAAAATTGGCTGCAATGGGAGATATCAGGCAGCCACGCGGACGTTGTGATGCAAATACCGTATTCTGCTTATCCGTGCCAACCGGCTTCGCTGAACACATAGATCGGATTAAGCGATTAGTGACGCTCATGCCGCGATGTTCGCGACCGGAGAAGGCGCATGCTCATTGGGATATAAGTCGGGGCGGAGTTCATGGCGACTTCCGAGTCCGGCTTGCTCGGCTTTCAAAACGTATTCACCAGGAAGAGGTCGACCGTTCTTGAGCCAATACGAGACCAGCTGTTGCGACGTGCCGACAGCGGCTGCAAAGCGGGACTGGTTGTTACCAGCCTTTGCCACTGCTCGCTTGAGGGCTGCGGCGAGATTTTCGGGGGTCGGCTGGCTCATAAGTCAATCTTCTACAGAAGTCTGGTAATCATGCAACAGGAGTTTTGTAGGAACACGCCGACAAAGTTGTTTGTAGGGTGTGCACCGATGAGCAAACTGCCAACAACCCAATTACCGACCGATGCGGCCGGGTTCGCCGCGTGGATTAAGTCAGAGCGTGACGTACGTGGCTGGTCGACGCCCGTCTTGGCCGAGCGCGCTAGGGCTTTCGCTCGTGCTGACGGCAGTATGATCGCGTTGACGCAGCAAACGATATCCGGATTTGAACAAGGTACCGCGAAGCGAATTCCGCAATGGATACGTTATGTCCGGGAAGCCTTCGAGAAAGACGGTGAGTTGCCTCGCACAGTAGGGGCCGATCAGCCCAAGATGCACACCGCCGATGGCGGGGAAACGGTCGAAATTACCAAACTAGATTTGTCGCTGCCAATGGGACCAGGCGCAACGGTCGACGATTACATTGAAGATGAGCCGGTCTTGTTCGACCTCAGCTATGTCCGCGGATTTACGCGCACGCCTCCCCAGCAGTTGCGCATCGCGCGCGGCGTAGGCGACAGCATGTTTCCGACGCTCAATAGCAATGATCTAGTATGGATCGACAGCACTCAGACTAGCCTCAACCAGCAGGATCGGGTTTGGGCGGTTTCGATCAACGGTGCCGCTGCGATCAAGCGGTTGCGCTCCCTTAAAGAGGGTCGCGTGCTGGTGATCTCCGACAACCCGACGATCGACAACTACGAGGTCGGCGGGGACGAGATCAGGATTGGCGGACGTGTGATCCGGTTTGCGAGGGACGTTTGAGCGAGCCAGATCCAGACCGCGCGTTTCGCTTCGTTTACCGAGGTAGAGATGCGGCCCGTAATGCCATCGAAATGCGACATCTCGGCGCTTCGCTGATTGGATTAGATCGCATCATGGCGGACGGTCTTACTGTTCTTACTGAGCAACGGTTGCCCACCCGACGCGAACGACCGCCTATCTCACTGGAGATACAGGCGCCTCAAGCGGGTTCCGTGGAAATATTGGGCGGCCTTGCGCCGATGATCGGACAACTCCCGCTCCTGTGGGACTTCGTGGCATCTGGGCGGGCCAAAAGTGCGATGGAGTTCGCGGCATACGTTCTCAAAGTCCGCGGTGGACGGCCGGCAGAGGCTGAGGTACACAAAGAGAACATGTTAGAAATCCTGCGCATCACAGAGGCGGCAAGGGACCGCGCGGACCAGCGCTGGCATGATACGTTACGTGAAACGATAGGCCACCTAGCGCATTCCGTTGCAGAGCGTTCGAGTTACGCTTCGAAGCAAGCCGTGGCGCCGGTCGGACGTTCGGTAGATCAACTGCAAATTGGTGATGCAACCGGCGACGGGAACCTGATCGACGCCGCAATGGCGGATGTCATCCGCGAGGGTGGCGGAGCAACAGTCGGTGATCAGGAGCGGTTAATCGTCCAAGTTGACGGGTATCAACATCACAACCGCACCTTGAAAATATCTAGATTAGACGGCGAAGGCTTCATGACGGCCAACGTCACTGATCCAGCATTCGAGCAGGCCCCTAACCTATACACAGAGGCCGCAACGGTACGCGCTCGGTTGGTCGTAGATGCAAAAAAGACCTTCCGAGATGGACGCATTGAGCGGCTTCACATCTCAAACGCGATAGAGATATTGGCTGCATAAGTGAGGCAGCAATCTCTCGCGATCGTCGGCATAGACTACCCCAACAAGCGGGGACCGGGACGACGATTCGAGCTTGAGATATGCCAGCCCGGTGAGCCGATTGAGCTACGCCCCGAACCCAACAACCAGTTCGACGAACACGCCATAGCAGTGTTCTCCTGCCGAGGCATCCAGCTCGGCTGTCTGGCGTCTGCGCGCCGTTTTCCTGAGCGTCATGCCCCTCACGCCGCAATTCTCATGTCTTCCGAGTGATCATATGCGACCTGCTCGCACTGATCGATGTGCGCCATTGCCCTCCCCCGTTCCTGTGACGCAATCCAAAGAAGTTTCTCGATACGATCAAGCAGATTTTCCGCCCACACATCGTTCAGCAGGACCTGCGGGTTATTCACCCGGTCCTTCGCCTGCATTACTATATCCTCGACTGTGCTTAGCAGGACGGCCAAATTAAGAATTGAGCCCCGTACTTCCTCGATTGGCGAGCTGATCTCGATCAGCGGAAACGGAGTGATGCACATTACGGTTTTTGTGGTACGGGTATTCAAAGCCATGACGGGGTCCTCTCCCGTTGGGGGTTAGGAACGGCGCTGGGTCTCACCTCCAGCGCCGTTCTGCGTTTCAGTGGGCCGTGCCGCCCATGATGGGATGCAGCTTCACCATCCCCTTACCCGTCACCAGCGCCGTGACGCTGCGCTGCAAGCCTTTCTCGGGATGGTCCCAGCTACCGATCTTCACGTCGAGGTAGCTGGTGTTGATCTTGTCCTGATACGGCTCGTTCGTTCGCGTCAGCCAACCCATCTCGCGAAGCTTCGAGCAGAGACGATTGCGACCGGTCCCGAAGACCTTGGCTGCTTGGCTAAGGCTGATTGCATCCGGAGCAGCTTCGACCTGATCGGCGAAAGCAATTTTGGGCGCGTCGGTCTCAACCTTGGCGACCAGCGCCGCATTTTTCTCAGTCTCGTCGGCAAGCGCCCGCAAGGCGGTGGCGAAATCCTTGGGAAGCTGGATCGGCGCAGCGCCTGCCTCCAGTTCCTGCCAACGGTCGATGATTTTGGCGCGGAGTTCCACGCTGTAACCGGAGACAAGGATGAGGGTTTCGCGCTTGGGCAGCAGGAAGGCTGGTGTCATCCGGGTTGAGCCGTTTGGCCCCGAGGTTGAAACGATGGCTGAAAAATCAGCCGCAGCTAAGCCTAGGGCATCGAGCATCTTCCGAACGTCTGCCAAGACGTTCTTGTGGTCTTTGCCTGTGAGGTCTGCGATCTCACGGCTGGACATGGTGGCTGGCGATTTCCCGCCGAAGCCGTTATGTGTAATTTCATTCATTGTCGCTTCCTTCGATAATGGAAGGCGTTGGTTCCCGATAGGTTGTCTAGGCCGTGGGAACCGACGCCGCCTCTGCGGCCAAGCCGCGTTTGATGAGGAACAGCAGTTCCCCGTTTAGTGGTCGGCAGTTTTCTGCCGCCCGATCTTCAAGCTCATGCTTCATACCGTCGGGCATTCGCACCAGCACGCGATCCCATTCACGGATCGGCTTGCTCACTGTCGCTATCTCCTCTGTTAACTGTTGGTTGCCACGGTATATCTTTGTTGCCACGATGTGTGGCAACGGTCAATAGATCTGTTGCCACGCTACTCGCTTTTATGATTTTTCCTGCTAGGCAGCGTGAATGAACGAGGGAATGAGAGTCCGCGATATGGAGCGCTTGGTGCTTCGCATCTCGCCCAACTTGCGCGAGCTTCTTGAGACGCGAGCGAGGGTCAACCAGCGGTCAATGAACGCCGAGGCTGCGGCCATTCTCGAACAAGCTCTCGACGCTGGTCCCGCCGCGTTGATCAGGAGAGCTCTGGAAGAGTATCACCAGCTGGGTCGCAAAATCAGCAATACGGAAGAGCGACGTCAATATCTGACCGGACGCCGCGACGAAATGCGTGCCGCTATCGTCGAGTTAATGCCTGACGAGCGATCTGCAGATGCAGTGATCCGGGGGTATGAGGCTGAGCGGGCCAAAGACGAGGTCGACCAGCAAGCGCGCATCGAACAGGTCAAAAGCCATGCCTCCGACATCCCCGACATCCCCGACATCCCCGACAACCTGAAGCCGCGGCGGTAATGGCCGACTCTGCGATTCTGCGCTCCAACGAACGCGCCAAGGCGATCTCCAATGCGCTGTTCAACCTTGGTGCGGCTCTGGTCGGCGCCTGCGCAGTGAAGCTGTACGCCAAGCCAACAATCGACCTGGAGTTGACGATCTGGTCATTAGGCGCTGGTATGCTTATATACGTAGGATGGCTTTGGCTCTCACTGTTGGAATCGGAGGCTTGATATGGTCGCGCTGCCGGAAATTCTGTCAGGGATGGCTCCAGGCTTGCTGGGGATGACGGTAGCTGTTGGCGCCGCGGTTTGGTTCAAGGTGGAACAGCGGAAGGCTAATGCACGTCGCAAGTTGCATCCCGTAGCTACCGTTGCAACGCCTCTCACGGCTGCGGTCTTCGGAACTAAGCCCGATGCTGTTTTTGCCGCCGCCCGAGGCTCTGTCGCTGCCTATAACGCGGCAGTCAGTGACGTCGTTGGCAGCAATATCCACCTCGGCAAGGCGGGTAAGATCAATATCTCGCACAGGGATATCACGTCGGCTTGGATGGAGACCGCCATGAGGGAAGATACGAAGGACTAAGCCGCTCCATCTGGGCACTCCAACGAAAGCCTCTCGCAGATATAATATCGCCATCTGAACGATGCCTACAAAACTACTGTTGACGGTTCTACAGATGTTTTGTAGATAGCTCTTGCAGACAGCGACGCTCGGGTCGCACTGCGGGAGACGCCAAGATGGCAACGCAGCTCAAGCACACCGATTTCGCATACACTCCGGCGCCAGCGCCGCGCCCGAACATCCGGGTCGCCTTCATCGCAGGCGAGGCGACCACTGCGGTTCACGACGCGATGGCGAAGCTGCCGGCGGGCACCCGCGACGGCACGCTGGAGGATCTGGTTTGGGACCAAGGTGTCGCACCTTCGGCGGACGTCGCGATGATCCAGAGCATGACCTGCTCGCTGATCGAAACGGCACGCGATCTGCTGTCGCCGGCTATGTACACCGCATTCCTTCGTTGGGGTGAGACGGCGTCGCACGCCTGCTCATTCTATACGAGCGATGATGATGGAGACGCACGCTGCGCCGCGACGGCGCAGGCGCTCGCCGATGTCAGCCGGATTCCGGCTGAAAATGCGCACGACCTACTCTTCATGATGCACCTCACCTGCATCGAAACGGTAGATGCCCCTTCGTTCGGGCCGTTTGATCGCAAGTATGGCGAATTCGAGGTTAATGGCGCCGAACTGCTTGCCGGGCTAAGCCGGGACCTGCGCAACTTTTCGCCGATCCCTGACCTTGTGAACGAATTGACCGCCAAGGCTTGGGATGTATCGAAAACCAAACTGACGATCTCGAAGGAGATTGGCGCCGCAATCACGAGCGCGTTCGTTTTTGCACGCGGTGAAGACGGCGCGGATCGCGGGTCCAGCCTTACCCAAACCGATCTTCCTGCCGGCTACGATCGCTACATGCGCGGCCCGTTCATCGCATGGCAAAAGGCCTTCGCCCAGTACGAGGAAGCCCGCGATGCACTGCATGCTTACGATCGGGACGTCCATACGCCGACGTTCGCCAATATCGAGGTTGTGGATGACGTGGCAGAGCAGGTTCAGGAACAGTACGACACCCTGCTGATGGCAGAGCACGACGCGATCCAGCGACTTTACCGGATCCCGGCACCAAGCGCGTCGGAGTTGGCCATCAAACTCAAGGTCTTCGAAGCGGCCGAAGGTTGGGTGCTGACGTATGCTCCTGAGGCGGTCCGCCGGATCGCAATCGATGCGCGCCGCTTCGGCGGTCATGGTGCACACCTGCAGACGGACCAATCGATCCTTGCCGCCTTCGCCGCTAGGCGCCACGAGTTCGAGGCTGCCGACAAAGGCCCTTGGGCGGCGGAACAGGAAGATGCTTATTTTGGCCGCATTGATGCTGCCGAAATGGTCCTGCTCGATACGCGTGCCTCAACGATCGAGGGCACTATCGCCAAGCTCCGCGTCGCGTTCCTGCATCAGGTCGGCACGGACTGGTCGGACCTCGCCACCTCGAACACTGCGGATCCTAAGTTCGTTGAAGGTCTGCGTATGTCTGGCATGTACGAGCGCATGGCGTGGGGCGCGATCGAGGACCTTGCCCGCATCGCAGGCGTCAGCTTGCCGGAGCAGGGGGCATGATCGGTCTCGTTGAGTCCTGCGGCGACGTTTGCACTCTGTCGGACATCAAGGCTGTCCAGCATCGCTATCAGACGCCGAGGCATGCGGAGCACTACCTTTTGGAGCTTCATTCCGGTGGCGAACCGCTGAAACTGTTCTCGAGCGACTACGCAGATTTGGAAGCGCGGCCTGTCCAACTCATGCCAGCAGAACCTGGGACACGGCTTATTTCCGTGTTCGTTGGGCTTGCCGAGGACGAGAAGCCGATCGTGGACAAGGCGCCGATCATCGCATGGGCGCTGTGCATCGACGGACAGGTCCGGCCGGTTACGCCTGCGGGTGTTAGTCGCGGGTTCAATCCTGCAAGCTTGGGTAACTGGTATCCCGAGTACCTGGAGATGCCCAACGGCGCGATCCATCAGTTCGGGTACGATGCCGAGCCGGAGGACTTCGTGAGCGTTGCCATGGTCATCGAGCGTGAGACCCGCCGCCAGCGCAAGTACGAGGCTGAACGTAAAGCGCGGGCTGCGGCGCGGGCTGAGGATGCGGACCAATGACTTGCGCATCCTGCAGGTTCTGGGATCGCTACGCCGACAGCGACATCTCGAAGGAGATCGGCGACTGTCGGTTCAACCCGCCGCTCATCAGCGAAACTCTGCTTGCGCGGATGCTCCCCGGCCTGAGCGTATCGTTGTCCGAGTACGACGACATTGAGCGCGACATCTACGTCGCCAGCGCCTTCCCGGTCACGCATGAGGAAAGCGAGTGCGGCCGGTGGGATGGGAGGGTTCCGACATGCTGACGAACCGATCGGGCAACTCGTGCGCGACGTGCCGCCATTGGCACCGCACGGGGCCGAAGCTCGCGAACGCCCAGCGCGATCCCTCATGCGCAGCCGACGAAGGCACGTGCCAGCGGCGAGCGCCCAGCGTGGTCCAGGGTAACTCGCCGTTCCCTGTCTCGATGTTCCCAGTGACCCACGAGAGCCGCGGATGTGGAGAGTGGCTCGCGCGGACCGGCGCCGGTGGCGGGCCAGATGACGGCGAACGGATCGGGCAGGGCGGGGCCGCTGACGCTACTGTCACGCCAATCCGAAAGGTCGCCGCATGATACCGCAGCTAATGCGCCCCGAACCTGCGGGTAATAGGCGGCAGTATCAGCCCGATCGTTCGTTCCGGATGCGCCGAAGGTTGAGGTCCGCGATCATTGCGACAAGGGCATGCTCGTCGAACGTATGCGGTCGCACTCGGCGATCCGGCAAGGAGACCGAGTATCCCCGCCTAGCTTCAATTGGTGTGTCTGAGACCTTCTCAATTACCCTGTACAGCGGCCCTTCGAAGAGGATCTCGCGATCCGCTGCCGCGTTGCTGGTCCGGTCCTTGATGCGAATGAGCGTCGCAAGCTCGTTCCATGGAATGTCCACCGCCCGTCACCCCTGTTCCGTTCTCCTGCCGTTATTAGCGGGACGTGAGCAAATTGAAATTGATGTGGCGCAATATGCACTCAACGTGAGTGCATCGGGATGGGGACGGCTGTACACTTGGGAGTGCAGCGATGCGCAGATCGTTGATCTGCGCATCGCCACATCAGTTGGTGGATCAGTCGGTTTCGCTGGTACCGCTGCCGTCGTCGGTCGACTTCCATTTGCCCTCGGCGACCTGATCGTCGTCCTCGTCATCGCTCTCGATCGCCTGCTCGTACGCGGCGCTTTCGTCCGCGATCCCGGCCTCGGCACTTTTCTTAGCCGTGTCGTCGAAGTCAGCTGCACTCGGGTCGATCGAATTGCCGTCGGTCATGGTCTGCTCCTTTGCTGGAAGGGCTGGAACGCGCAACTTACCGCTGTGGGCTCCCGTCCGTCATCCTGTACCCCTACAATTTCCCGGAGCGGCAGCTGATGGGCCTTGCACTCGAAAGGCTGCCCGACTGGCCGGCAGCTATGTCGCGGGATATCGCGCTGGCATACACCGGTGTCGCCGAGGCGCAGCTGCGCGCGTGGGAGCGGGGCGGCAAGGTAAACTTCCGCGCGCGCGGGCCGCGGGGCGCGATGCTGGCGCTGCGGTCCGACCTGGACGCCGCGCTGACCGAGATGTTCACGTCGACCGTCGAAGAGGATCTCGACTTTGGCTGAGGTCCGCCTCCCGTCCTACGTCCAGAAGCACAAGCTGGCGGGCAAGGTTACCGGGTATTTCTGGGTCCGACCGCAGTGGGCGAAGCCGCCGGCGATGCGCCACGGGCAGCCGTGCCCGGTGCAGTCGACCCCGCTGGGCACCGACGTCGCCACGGCGATCACGAAGGCGAACGCGATCAACGCGGCGTTCAAGGAATGGCGCGACGGCAGCCAGTCGAAGCTCGTGCCGGGATCGGTAATGTGGCTGTTCGATTGGTACCGCGGCACGGAGAAATACACCGAGCTCCGGCACGTCACGCGCACCGGGTACAAGTTGGCAATGGACATGGTCGTCGCGATCGAGATGAAGGTCGGCCGCTTCGGCACCCGCCAGGCCAAGCTGATCGACGCTACCGCCTCCGACGCCCTCTACAAGAAGGCCAAGGAGAAGCACGGGGAGCGCCAGGGCTCCTACATGATGCAGGTGTGCCGGCTGGTCTGGAATCAGGCCTCGCGGCACCACAAGGCGACCGGGGTGAAGGACAACCCGTTCTCGGGCATGGGCATCAAGAGCAGCAGCGGGGCAGGCCGGGGTAACCGGGCCTCCACGCGCACCGAATACGAGGCGTACAAGCTCGCTGCCGCCGAGATGGGCAAGCATAGCATGGCCGCCGCCGCCGCGATCCTCTTCGAGGGGTGCCAGCGCGTGTACGATGCATTCGGGTTCGAGGATCCGGACGGCTACGTGCGCGGCGTCCGCTGGGGCGGGTACCGGCCAGGCGAGAGCATCGGCCTGATCCAGTCGAAGACCGGCAACGTCGTCGACATCCCGATCGTCGATCGCCTCGATGGCGAGGTCGTCGTGCTCTATCCCGAGCTCGAGGCGGTGATCGGGGGACTGACGCGCGGCGCCGACGACGACCTGATCGTCCGCGACGAGCGCACTGGTGCCGCCTACACCAAGGATTACATGAACAAGCTGCACCGGCGCATCCGCAAGAAGGCGGGGCTGCCGGACGACCTGAAGTTCACCAGCTTCCGGCATGGCGGCATCACCGAGCTCGGCGATAGCGGCGAGGTCGATGTCCGCGCCGTCAGCGGTCACAAAACGCTCAACGTCACCGGGATCTACAACAAGGCCAGCCAGGAAAAGGCGCTACGAATTGCCGCCCGCCGGCGCGAGCACATCACGACCTTGGTCGGTTCGCTGGTCGCGGTCGAAGGCGAGCCCGATGTCGAGTGA